CGTCCGAAACACATAATTAATACCTTAGATCAGATGAGCCTTGATTATCTGTAAGAGGTATTCTTAACATTGCAGTACCTAATCGTCTTGCTCTAGAAGTTCTTTGACCTGTTCTTTTCTTACCACCTTCAGCAGTAGTTTGTTGCCCTGATACTGAAGGTCTGCTTGTACCGACAAGAACTCTTTCCGCAGTCTTCTCAGGCTTTGGTGGTGTAGGTCTAGGTTCTGGTAAAGGTGGCGGTGATGGTGGTCCTCCGAAGCACATGGCTAATTCTCCAAGACTGATTCTGTAAGCATGGTATCTTTTTGCCTAGCTTGTTGTTCAATAAGGTAATCAACAAGAGATCGTTGCCCTGCTCTATACCATACCTCTCTATCAGTTAATGACAAATCAGGATGGCGATGCGGAAAGATTTTATCTAAAGCAAAAATCAATTCATCTGTAATAACAGGAAGCTTTTCAGATGACATGATAAGTAAGATTTATAAGTATTGTAGTTCAAATTAGATAATAAAGTATAGCAGGTTTAAATTTATGTGATAAGGTAATGATGTCATAGGAGAGTCTTTCTATTACAACACGGAAATACCAGTAGCTGACCGCCATTAGTTACTGGTTTTTTTTGACTAAGCGAAAACACTGGTGACTTTATACCCGTTGGTTGCCAGTGTTTTTTTATGGAGTCCAAAGAGATACTTCTCCTGTCTTGTAATCAAAGTCTCCATCTCTCAGTATTCTTGCCAACTGTGCGTTAAGTACAGCATCAGCAAAGTCATATTTCTTTTTCTCATACGCAGCGACTACCTTCTCCCACATCTGTTCCAGTGTTTTAGATTCTCCCAGTATCTTCTCTGCTGTTACTGGTCCTACTTTATCTATACCAAAATAGTTATCTGTACTGTCTCCTGTAAGGGCTTGCTTCATCCAATGTCTATCAGCCTTACGTTTGGTTATAAGTTCCAGGTCATCACCGGCTAGGAGGGTACAAGGTACAGATCTCATGTCCTTATCGACTGAAACTATTATTGGGTTGTCGTATTGTTTAGATGTTGCAAGCAAAGCCATAACATCATCTCCTTCTAAGCCATCAAAACTTTTTGATTCATACTTTTCTCTTACCTGTTCTACTACTTTCTTAAAGGCTAAAGGTTTTCTTTTGTTCTTTCTATTAGCTTTGTACTCTGGATATATCGTATGTCTGAATGTTGGGTACTCAGTAAAGCACATAACAACATCCTTATCCCCTTCAGCAATAGTCTGGTAGTAAGAGACTCTGCCATCAATCATTTCATGTACATCTCTTTCATCAGCATGAAGAGTATGTAAGTTGTCATCCCATTTTATGTCCTGTTCACAGGCACAACATGAAGAATACAAAAGCCAATCAGCGTCAATTAGTAAAGTCATTAGTTTCCGAAGTAAGTGGACATAGGTACTACAAGTCTTCCTGTGCTTTGGTCATATAACAATTTATCTATTGGTCCTGTCATACCTGTATGCCTATTCTTCAGTACTCGTAGCTGTAGCTCTGCTCTTTCTGCATAGCTTTCCGACTGCTGATTTCTTTCTGCACTGATACAAAGATCTGATAGCTGAAGTATTCCAGAGCTACCCCTTAAATCAGAGGTGCTTACAGTCTGTCCTTGTTCGTGCGAAAGACCAGGTGGCCTTCTTAAATGGCTAACAAGAATCAAACCTATGCCAGTAGATTCAACGACCTGTCGTAATTTTGTACACGCAATATCAATAGCTCTTCTTTCATCCACATTATCTATACCAGAAACTACTATTGTCAGATGATCTAATATCACTACGTCTACACCTTCTGCTGTTGCAAGGTAAGTGATCTGTTCTATCAACCTGTCAGGGTCCATAGATCCGAAGTGATCATATAAGAATAGTTTTTCTGTACCAAACAACCTGTCAAAAGATTGTTTCAACCCTTCTGTTTCTTCTACATTATCCTCAAGGTGCAGGGGTTTATTCATCTCTACACCGAGTATCCCCTGCATTGTTCTTTGTACACTCTCTTCAAGTGCAATGTAACCAACAGTCAGTTTATTCTTAAGAAAGTGATGTGCTAGTTCTCTACATATAGTTGACTTACCTGTACCACTACCTGCTGCTATCGTTATCATCTGACTTTTACGAAAGCCTTTTGTAAACTGATCAAGCATTGGGTAGGGAAAAGGACAAACGCTGTTAGATCCTTTCTTTGTTAGTTCTTCCCAGAGGTTAGAGGCATTAAGTATTCCATCTGGTCTAACAGGTGTTGCTTGGAATAAGAGTTTTCTAAGTTCATCCCCCTCTCCTGCGAGGAGCATTTCATTAGCGTCTTTTCTAGGGAGTCTACATATAGCTGCCTTGCCAGCAGGTAAGATTTTAATTGCTTTTTCGGCAGCAGCCATGCCAGGCTCGTCACTGTCAAAACAAAGAACTATTCGTACAAATTGAGATAACCATTTTAAATTCGCAGCTATATATTTGTTAGCCGATTGTGATCCAGATGGCAAACTTACCACAGGAAACTTGTTACCTTGTGCCTGAGAAACAGACATACAATCTATCTCTCCTTCTGTGATGGTGACAAACATATTACCTGTATTCTGTTGTCGCCAAAGCCTTTGACCCCATAGCTGTAGTTCTGTTACATCACCAAGCCAAATAAATTTTTTGTTAAAAAATCTAATGTGCTGTGCAGCTTGCCTACCTAACTTGTCTTCATAAGTAGCTACTTGTACAGGTTGACCATTATGTTCTGATATTCCATAGCCAAACATTTCACAGGTTTCTTTTGTAAGACCACGCTTCGGCAATGCTTCTGGGTTGACAAATTTTAATAAAGGTTTCTTCACTGTTTTAATAAAAGACTTTCTGGGTTTATCTTTTGGTGGTTGATAGGTATGACCACAACCAAAGCAATAACCATGACCGTCATCGTAGATAGCCATGTTATCTTTGCTGCCACATTCAGAGCAGCTTGTTTTTCTTACATATTTACTCTTGTCGTTCATGCCATTCTTCTGGGATGGAGCCATGACTCCAGAGAAACCCATGACGTTCTGCCCATTGGGCATAGGTAAGGCTTCTCTTTTTGCCACGACTTAGTTTTGTTTTTGCGTTCTGAAAACAGAAACGTATATCTAAACTGGGATGTTTCTCCTTAACTGCAAGCATCTTTCTTCTGTCTTCAGGAGAGAAGTAACCTTTGGCTTCAACGATAAAGTTTTTAAAGATGAAGTCAGGTTTGTAAGACCCAATGATGCAGTATTCAAGATCAATTTTTTCATAGTCATAGGGAATTTTATTTGCGTTTAAACTTGCAGCTATTGTAGCTTCAAATTTACTTCTAAAATTCACTCCCTGAAGAGACTGTCTCAAAACCTGCGACCTTTGGGGCTTCCTGTTCGGTTGCTTCTTCGGTTTCAAACCCGTAGCTTTCGGCTGTTTTGGCATACTCAACGTGACTTTTAATAATGACAGCTTCAGGTTGGATCTTAATACCAACACCAAAGGCTGCTGTTTCCCAACCACTACATCTCATGTTGACCTGACCAGTTGTACCAGGACCACACTTGTTTACCTTTTGTCTTTCATCTTCAGACATTGGTTTACCTTGTGCGTTATATAAAACAGGAGGTCTTTGTTTCCATTGCGTACCATCTGCTCTTACACCACCACCTTTCATCTTGGTTTTTATTCTGAAGTAAGGAGTGTTGTTGATCTCTTCATAAGACCAAGGTAAAGGAGCAAGCTTAAACTTCTTGCTTGGAGCTTCAGCTTTTAGCTGTGCCTTCCACCTATCAAGTAGGTCTGTAAGCTGCTGCTCTGTTTGTGTACACTTTTCTGGTTCAATAAGACATTCAACCTGCCAGATGCCAGAAGCATCAAACTTAGTATCTGGTTCTACTAACCATGCGAATTGAAATAGACACACTGGTGTCGTGATGTTTACAATTTCTGACTTAGCCATTTGGAAATTTCGTTTGTAGTTTCTTTTAAGATCGTCCATGTTGGACGTATTTATGATGTTACCGTACATTTTTTATCTGTCATCCCTTTGTCAGCTAAATACATATGGAGCAAGTAAAACTTCACAGATATTAAAGTCACCTGGATCTGGTGGTGTCGGTAATCTTCTTGGTTTATCTAACTGCTGAACAGCTTGGTCATATAAATTATCCAACACATTGTCGGTGTACATTTCTACAAAAGATTCTTTCACACAAGATATAAATTCTTGGATGTCAGCAGCAG